AGCGCAAATCCGATGAGCACGCCCGCAATGAACTTCATGAACTCCGCACGCGGCTCCTCCGGCTCGAGTCCCTACTCATTCAGACGGACCCGGACTTTCATCGCCCGACTATTGATCAAACTCGGGAAGCGCTGCGCGACATGGGCCGTAGTGATCGCGCCCTGGCTCGGAAACGATGACAGCCTGCATCGACGATGAGAGCGCGACATGGATTGCCAGACGTGCCCGCGGTGCCACCAACCGATCAGGCTTGAGCGATTCGGCATTTACCTGCCGCCGCTGAAGGCGCGCATCGTTGACGCGATCGCGGCGGCCGGCGATATTGGGATCGGCGTCGACGACCTGATTGCGACCGTCTGGGGCACGGGCGGCAGCAACCGCAACACCGTCAAGTCGCATATCCAGCAACTCAACGAGTTGCTCGCCGGCAGCGGCGTGCGGATTCGCCGCGAGGGCTGCCGGTACCAGCCGGGGCATTACTTGATCGCACGTAGCAAGAGGGCAGCGGCATGAGCAAAGCTCTCGAATTGTTTGTCCCAAAATCCGGCGTCGTGCTCGACAACGACGCCGTCGAGATCGGCACCCTATATCGCAAGGCGCGCACCTCGATTGTTGACAGCGTAAAATTCTCGATCGAGGCGGGGATGCGTCTCATTGCGAAGAAAGATTCGCTAGAGCATGGCGAATGGTTGCCGTGGCTCAAGGCGAATAGCGAAACGTTGGGGTTTGAGGGTCGAGCTACGGCTACTCGCCTGATGAAACTGGCCTCAAATGGTGCGTCAACGCAACATTTGGAAGCGCCGGAAGCATTGCGCATCAGCCGTGAGCTTTGGGGAAACGACAACGTCCGGGGCACGCAGGGCACGGGCGAGAACGAATGGTTCACGCCGCCGGAATACATTGAGCTCGCGCGGCAGGTGCTGGGTGAGATCGATCTCGATCCCGCGAGCAGCGATGAGGCGCAGCGGATCATCCAGGCCGCGCAGTATTTCACCAAGACCGACGACGGCTTGAAGCAAGAATGGTGCGGGCGCATTTGGCTCAATCCGCCCTACGCGCAGCCGTTCATCGCCGAGTTTGCTTCGAAGATGGTGGCCGAGCGGTGTGCCGGCCGGGTCGAGGCGGCGATCATGCTGACGCACAATTACACCGATACAGCGTGGTTTCACGAGCTTGCAGGCGAGGCTGCGGCGATCTGCTTTATGCGTGGCCGCGTCAAATTCTATTCCGGCGATGAGATCGCGGCACCGACACAGGGGCAGGCGTTTTTCTACTTCGGCGACGAGGTGTCGCTATTTGTTGAACGGTTCAAGTCAATCGGATTTGTGACGAGACCATGCTGACCGATACCAAAGAATGGCGCAAAGGTCGCCTCGGCGAGATTCTACAGTTCGGTGTTTATTGGCGCCTTCGCGTTTTATTGGAACCGCTGGCCGACCGCACGTTCAGACGCGCACCGCTGTTGCATGGTTTTGTAGCAACGATCACGGCACCGGACGCGAATGCGCTTAAGACTGCGAGATTTTTCCTAGAGTTTAAGACCAAGGAGCATCACGAACAATGGCGAGGTGGAAGCCCAAACGATAATCCTCGCGTCAGTTCTCGCAGCGAAGAAGGTATAGACCGCGGCAAGCGGTTGGAATATCGGAGGGCCGAGGTCCTATGGAAGCAGCCAGTGGTGCTTTCAATTCTCAGTATTACAGAAGCAGAAATTCTTGCTGCCACGTTCAAGCAATTGGGCGAGCCGAGACGATCAAACCATCCGGATTATGATATCGATAGCTGGGATGTAAGGCAGTTCAGTCGCATTCTGACATTCGACCCCGATCGCCTGCGCCGATTTTTCCACGGCAAAAACTCAAGGACTGGGCAAGATCGATGGCTCAAGGATATGCCGCGCGTCGAAGAGATTTGTAAAATGCTTGATTGGCTCGGCGCTAGCCAGGCCGAGTTCGAGGGAATGCGCCAATTTATTTTCGATCAAATCGAATCCGATTGGCATCGATGAGGAGAAGGATGATCATGGACATCCTCGCGCTCGACGTGGCGACCTGGCGCCAGCGAGGCATGAGGTTCGACGGCGCCTATCGCTATGTGCCGCATGGCCGCGTGCGCGCCTACGAAGCGCTTGGGTGGCTTTGGGCGGCCGATCTTGGTCCGATCCACGGGGAATGGTCTTGTCTCATGTGGTGGCCGTGCCAGTGCAAATGCGTGGAGCCGGAGGCTCTGGGAGGCTTCGCTTGAGATGGCAACCGTGAAAAAAGTAATTCTAGTTCCTGCCCCGCAATGGTGGAAGCACCTGCGCAAGTGGAAGCGCGTGTTCTGGAAGCGTCATCGCAAGGCCGAGCGCATCCTCAAGGAGGCGCGCTCATGACCAAGCTCGGCAAGCGCCTGATCAAGGCCGCAGATGAAGCTCTCGCCATCGCGCGCGGCGAAGCCGAAGTCGAGCGCACGGTGACCTACCGCGGCATCAAGATCGAGCCAACGACGGCGGTGGGCAAGCGTTCACCCCTCGCCCGAGCCATCCGTGACGATCTATTGCGGACAAAGTCCGAGCATGGCGGCGAAGTCACCGACCGCACCGCCGAGCGGCAACTCAATCTCTTTCGGGGCAAGCGTCAGCGCGGCGAGCGGGTCGATGTTGGCCCGTCGGAGTTCCAATTGCATTGCCAGGTGGCGGACACGCTGGAGCGTTGGCGATCGGCAAACTGGGTTTCGACGCATTTCCCTGCCGGCGAGGAGCGACCATCGGCGGCGGGCGCGAGATTAAAGCGGATGGGACTGCGGGCTGGTTTGCCTGATTTCCTGCTGTTCCCGCCGCAGGACTGGCCTGAGTTGCGGACGCATTTCCTCGAGCTGAAACGGCGTGGTGGCCGCTTGTCGGACGCGCAGGTCGAGTTCGAGTTTTGGGCGCGTGCCAACCACTATCCGTTTCAAATTGCCGACACCTACGAGCTTGCGCTTGCGACACTGCAGCAATGGGGCGCGGTTAGAACCGGGATTAAAGCACAATGACGAAAGCCACTGGTCGGATGGCTCCAGAAGCCACCCAGGACGGCAACGGCGCCAAGGAAGCGTTGCAGCGATATTTTGCCTCGCATTTTGACACGGCCGAAGACACCGATGACGCCGTGACGCACCTGTTGGCATGGCTGTGGGACCAGGGGTTTGTTGTTGTTCCATTGTCCGATGAGCGAGCTTTGGAAACGTTGAAAAAGCTGTTTCGCGCCGGGAGGGACTTAATATGAAGCACATTGTTCCATTGTCCGACGAGGTGGAGGGCGCGTGACCGACGACCTCGAGCTGGAGCAAGCCAAGGCAAAGGCGTTGGCCTATTGGCGCCGCGCCCAAGCCCGCCTCGGGTGGATATTCGACCACGACTATCCCGAGCCGAGCGACACGATGAAACCGTTCGTCTACGCGCTGATGACGCGCGCCGTCGATGAGGACGACGAGCGAGCTATGGATGCGTTGAAAAAGCTGTTCCCGCCGAGAGGGGCTTGAGCGACCTGGTCCCGCAGCGACCTAGTCCCGCAGTCCCGGAGCAAAAAGAGGAGGAGCAACCAGTGTCGAAGAGACTCAGTAAGGATGTGACGGCGAGCGCGGTCAATGAGGCGGTCCACGTCGCCTTCAATCAAAAGGGCACCCCCGACGCGATCGACATCATCGCGGACCAGAGCGGCGAGGAACTGCGGTCGCTTGGGGATAAGCTGCGCCTGCAGCGCGGCATCCTGGCCGAGCGGCGGGCGCAGGTGCAGCACGTCGTCAACGCGCTCGATGCGCAGATCGAGGTTCTGGATCGCGCGGTTGCCCTGATTGAGGCGAACTGACCGTGGGCTGGAGACGGCATGTCGGGCAGAACGCAAAAAGTGGCGCCGATCGAGGTTCTGCGCGTGCGCGCCGAGGCCCGGGCGCTGCTCTACGGCTGCAATGAATTCGACTACGGCGCGGCGACCGATCCACTGCTGCAATACGCGTTCAAGGCTGGCCTCATCGACCTGCTGGGCATCTCGGCCTGCGAGGCCATCATCTGCAATCCGTTCGCTGGGTATTTCCCCGTATGAAGCGCCCTCTCGCCATCGACCTGTTCTGCGGCCTCGGCGGCTGGACCGAGGCGCTGCTGGCTGAAAATTATCGAGTAATCGGCTTCGACATCGAGCGGCACGTCTACGGCGCGCACCGCTACCCGGCCACGCTGGTCATCCAGGACGTGCTGACGCTGCACGGCAGCCAGTTCCGGGATGCCACTCTCATCGTCGCTTCGCCGCCCTGCCAAGCCTACAGCTATCGGGCGATGCCGTGGAAGCGCGCCAAGGCGCTGCCGCCGCCCGATAACACGCTGTTCGAGGCGTGCTTTCGCATCCAGCGCGAGGCATCGGAGGCGGCCGGGCGGCATGTCCCGTTGATCGTCGAGAACGTGCGCGGGGCGCAGAAATGGGTCGGGCGGGCGCGCTGGAACTTCGGCTCGTTCTACCTGTGGGGCGACGTGCCGGCGCTGATGCCGGTGACGGCCAAGGCGGTGAAGGTCGGCGGCTTGGATTGGAATGGGTACAAGAACGGCGACCCGAATTATCGAGGGCAGGCGTTCAATACGCACGCCGAGCGCAACATCAAGAACACCGGCGGCTCGTGGTTCGCCGTCGCCCACAACACGACCAGCGGCAAGGGGCGAAACCCGGATGGGCGGAAAACATCCAAGGACGGCCTCGGCGGCTATGCGGGCAACTTCGGCTGGGACGACACGCCATTGCGGCGCGGCAATTCCAAGTCCCCCGCCCGCAAGTTCGCCAGCGCCATGATTGCGAAGATCCCGCAGCCTCTAGCGCGCCATATCGCGAGGGTCTACCGGCCATGACCATCGACGATCGCTTCCGGGAAGGTTTGGCGAACTGGCGGGCGGTGCTGGCCAGCCTGGGCGAGGGCGACCTCGAGGCGCGCGCCACGGTCTTCGACGAGGCCGCCAAGGACGCCGCCGGCTACGTCGCGGGCGGCCTCCCCATGGCCACGGCAATCGATGCCCTCTACGAGATGGCGCAGGCCCACGGGCTGGTCGCTGCGTTGGGCGAGGACGCGCTGCAGACCCGGATCGCGGCCGCTTTCGCCGGGGTCCAGCGGCCGCCCCCACCAGGCAGCAACGGCCCCACCAAGGGGGGCCACAAACCCTCCGGCCCCAAGACCGCGGCCGCGCCCCGCAAAGTCCTCAGCCAGGCCGAATTCATCCTGGGCTTCATCCCGCCCGACTACCTGGTCGAAGGCATCCTGCAGCGCCGCTTCATCTACGCCCTGACCGGCCAGACCGGCCACGCCAAGACCGCCGTCGCCCTCCACCTCGCCGAGCGCGTCGCCTGCCTCGACCGCAACGCCATGTTCGGTTCCCACCGCCTCGAAAAAGGCCGCGTCCTCTACTTCGTCGGCGAAAACCCCGACGATATCCGCATGCGCGTCATCGGCGCCAACAGCTTCCGAAACGACAACCCCGACAAGGACACCATCTACTTCCTCCCCGGCGTCTTCGACATCGAGCAGATGTGGCCCACAATCGAGGCCGACGGCAAGGTCGTGGGCGAATTCAGCCTCATCATCGTCGATACCAGCGCGGCGTATTTTTTGGGCAACGAGGAACTCAGCAATACCCAGATGGGCGCCTACGCCAGGACGCTTCGAAGGCTCACGACGTTGCCGGGCCAACCCTGCGTCCTCGTGTTGTGCCACCCCATCAAATACGTCACCGACCCTTCCCAACTCCTCCCCCGCGGCGGCGGCGCATATCTCGCCGAAATGGACGGCAACCTCACCCTCGCTAGAACCACCGACGACGTGGTCGAACTCCACTACAACAAAATCCGCGGCCCCGGCTTCCAAGCCATGTCCTTCAAGCTCGAGCCCATCAAATCCCCAGCCCTCGTCGACCAAAAAGGCAGGCAAATCACCACCGTGCGCGCCGTCCCCATCTCCCAGCGCGAGGAAGAACAGCATACCGACAAGGCCGAGGAAGACGAAGACCGGGTGTTGGCCGCCATGCTCAATATGCCCGCCGACCACGGCGGATCATTCGCCAACTGGGCAAGCGATCTCGGATGGGTCTCCGAAAGCGGCGAAGCCTACCGGAAAAAGGTCGAGCGCCTCGTCAATGACCTCGAAAAGAAGAAGCCTAAATTAACAACCAAACTCCGTAATAAGTGGCACCTCACCGACGAAGGCAAAGACGCCGCCCGCCAAGCCGTCCTCCGCTTCAACCGGCAACAGAATACCGGTGGCCAAAAGAACTTGTTCTAAGCGGCCGGTCGTCCTAGATTCCGGGGTGGAGGGGCGAGCCCTAACCCGCCCCCCCGGCTTCGCGTCAGAACCACCGCACTTTGATGGTCAGTCGTGCGCGGTGCTTTCTGATGGTTATAGAGATCACGATCCATATCATCGTGGTCTCTCCCCTCTTGGCGGACACGGCACGGCCGCTCATCGCGCCGGGAGGTGCCTACCCTCCCGGCAGCGCCGCTGACCCAGCGCCTCGCCTCAAGCCCGCCAAAACCCCAAAATCACCCCCACTTCTTGGCTGTCACAATCTGGGACAGGTTGTGTCCCAAAACCAAGCAAACTTTTCGGGTTTTTTACGCTTTTTTTATATTGGGACAGCCGTTTTGTCCCATTTGTCCCAAAATCAACCAAGCTACCGTAAAACAACAAAAAAGCCTGGGACAACTCTTGTCCCAACGCCCACGCCGGAATCCATACCCGGCAGGGGAGCGGTTTTGGGACAGGACAAGGTCTAGTCCTATATAGGGGAAACCCAAAATCAAAGTTCTAAAACCAACAAGGCGAACCATAGCCGAATTCTATACTAACGGTTGTAATGGGAAAACAGCGCCCAGATATTTCAGGGGCACTGAGATAGAAGATCGATGGGGGTGGCCTGGCCAGCGTCCCCCCGGGGCGGCGGGGGGTGTACCGGGGCGGCGGCGATCGGGATCGAGCTGGAAGGAAAGCGCAGCTCTCCGCAACAAAATTGCGCGTGGGGGTGCGAGGATGTTCGTTGGCGCGAGCTGTGCTACCATAGGCGCAGCCGAGCGGCGTTGAAGGCGCCGCCCGGCCACTTGGCAAAGCAACCTGGATTGGAGGTCACCATGCCCATCGATGATATTGGACCGAATTCGTTATCAGAAGCCTTCATCGTCCGGCATTCGGACGGCTCGACGGAAGGCCGGCATCCGGACGACCTGGCGCTTGAAGTCCTAGGGCAAGCGCATCAAAAGCGTTCGATTATGGCGGTTATCCGGGCGAAATGCCTAGATTGCTGCTGCTACCAGCAATCCGAGGTCCGGCGCTGTACGGCTGTCCGTTGCCCGTTATGGCCGTATAGGATGGGGACAAATCCATTCCACGGCGCCCGGGGCAAGGAAGTAGCCCCCGGAGCATTCATCCGAAAAACTCCCGTTAAAGACGGGGGAGATTGAGGCCCGCCGCTGGTCGTAGAGGGTCTAGAACTATACTCCAGGCATCGATCCCAGCACACCCCACTATCACAATGCAATGATATCAGCGGGCTTAGGCGCTCGCGGCCCTCACGCGTGCAGTGCGCACCGCGCGGATTGTCCTTCGCCAAGGCGGAACGGACTTTTGCTCATGTTAAGCAAATCCCTCCTCCGTAACCCACCCGGAACCACGGACTTTTCCCGGCCCGCCGGCGCGATGGCACAAATCGAGAGCGGCCCTACGCAACAATCTTTCTTGTTCGTGTGCGGAAATGTGCGGATCTTTCCGGTTAATCTGGGATATAATCTGATCATGACATGGAATGGGAAGATGCTTCCTTTGCCGCCGGCTTCCTTGCTGCGAATTCTATTCGACTATGACAAGGAAACCGGCTTGCTCACCTGGAGAATCCGCGGGCCTCGCATTCGGCCTGGCATGGAAGCTGGGTGGCGTAGCAAGCGTTGGGGCTATCGCAGCGTTACAATTGAATATGAGGAATATCGCGTACATCGCATCATCTGGAAAATGGTAACCGGGCGCGACCCTGATCCTGAACTAGATCACATCAACCGGATTCGTGATGACAATCGATGGAGTAACCTACGAGAGTGTAATCATTCACAGAACTGTGTGAATAAATCCGCTCATGGCTACATTGGGCAGCCCCGCGCGAGTGGCAAATTCGCAGCGCGTCCAAAATGACGAAATGTGCGGATATGTGCCAATCTTTACGGTTGTGCATTTGTGTTTGTTTGATAGATTGTTGATTGCAAGCCCGAATGGCTCGGGCGCAAAGCGAGGATCAGGACAATGCGCTTTAGGATAGCTTTTTGTTACCACGGCCGGGACTACCATGAAGGTTACATGCTGGCACCGCGAGGATGCTCATCGAGCTTTGATGCCGAGCAATGGTTTCTCGTCAACTACTGCAGCAAGGGTTTGCTCTACACTCTCGCATGCGCTTGCGAGGTGCAATCATGATCAGCAAGGCCCGCACCATTCAATGTTCTGACAATGGCGATGATTTCACGGTTGATGTCCTCTTCGAGGATGACAGCTTGGAAGCGGACAGCCATTTCTCTGGCAAAGGCCGCAGGGTCAAAGCGGAGCGTCGCGCAGAGGTGCTCGCCAAGCTTCACGGCTGCGACTGGGTCACCAACTACTGAACAGGTCGAAACGGCCCCAGGGCCGTCTGGCGGTTAGGCCGTCACTGACGAGACCAGACGAACGAACCAGGGCGCTTTGGCGAGTGTCCGACAACATAGCGAGGACGAAGACTATGATTAATCAAGAAGACAAATTTGATGATGCTTGCGACGATGCAACACATGCTGTCATAGCGGCATTTGAATGGCTGCCGCTATTGCCAAAAGACGAAAAATTATCGGCTCTTATGTATCGAATAAACGACGCCATTACCGCAATTATGGCGGATTTCAAATAACGGATTGATTGCAGCGCATGCCGCTCCATGGGGGCGGCATGGTCGGCGATCATGCCGGGACATCTTGGCGGATGTCCAACAACATAAGCGAGGACGAACGATGACTACCTTAACGAAGCTCGACATTACTGCATTGCGCAAGTGCGACGACATTTGCGTGCATCTGAACAGCAAGAGCCCGGACGGCCTGGTGCGCGCGATCAAGCGCAAGGGTTATGGCAACCCCGATCCGTTTGCGACGGACATAGAGCACAATGTCACGGCTAAGGTGGAGATTGATACCTCGCGCGGGCGCGAAGCGATGAAAGCCGGCGACGTGCAATGCTTTGCGATGATCGGTGTCTATCACTCGCAGCATACTAGCGCGTCGTGCATCCTCAAGACATTGCGCGCCGATGACGAGATCACATTCCGATTTTATCCGGACGCCCACACGAACGGATATGTCGCGATGGGCGGGTTACATGCCGATGCGCTCTACTTGGACGTTCGGCGCGAGGGCAAGGTCATTGCGCGCTGGGAACTGGATATATCGATCACGCCGGCCAATTCCGCTCGCATGTGTCGCGGGGTTCCAAATGCTGAGAGCTATGCGCGCGATGCCAGCGAAGCACGGCAGGTAGCGTAAGGCGTGATTGCAGTTGATGGGCGCTCCATTGCGGGCGCCTATCGGCGGCAATCAAGCCGGCCCTCTTTGGCGAGAGGGAAGCACAGCGAGGACGAAGAACCATGTCTGCTTTCGTAGTCTCCCACGACCATATCGACGCGCTGCTTTCGTTTGCTAAGGACAAGCGGATGAAAGACCAGCTCGGCTATTTTATCCAGCCTAGCAAGGCTGGATTGTTTGATTGGACCGACATCGGCCGCGTTCTACTAGCGGAGAACGAGCGCTCGGTCTGCCATCGTTACCCGGATTGTGGGCCTGGCAACATGCCGGGCAAGATCGGTGAGGACGCGAGCGCCTATGCGTTCCGGTATTTCGAGCCGTTCGTCCACATGCAGCACACGAAGCGCTGCGTTTGGGTAATCAAGAATTGCGATTGCTTCGACTATCAGGCTTGCGAGACCGACGATTATAGGCAGACGGTCGCGCACCGGATAATTGCGGCAATCCGCGCGGCGGCAATCCGCGGCTTGCCCGATTACGAGACCGCGCCCTGGGGGATAGATCGCGGTCGATCGGCGGCATAAGGACGAAACCGGGCACTTTGTTGTGCCCGGTCGCGCCGTGATGCGGCGCCTGACGAGTCCAGATGACCCAGCTCAATGCGAGGACGAGGACAATGCCTAGCAAATCTGAATTGAAGCACATAGACCGCGCGCACGACAAAGTAACCAAGCTCGATCGAATCATTGCGCTGGCGCAGCAAGACGCGGACCGCACCGGCAAGACGCTACTGATATTCAATCTCAACCCCTACTCGCCGCTGTACGTCATCCGCAATTTTACGGTTGCCGGCGCCAACAGCCGCGAGCTTGTGCGCGTGGTGACGCCGGGAGGTGTGTCATGATGGTAAAGATTTACGATTACGACAACAACGACAACGAAACATTGCGCGGTCAATGTGATTTGCGCGACTGCTTCCCAGACGCTGCAGAGCATCGTGACCCTGAATACTTCCATGCTCTTTCTGAGTTGACCAAGGCCGGCCGCTATTGGGTTGGCGGTGGCGCCGGGCCGCTTGTGCTGTTGATGGCGGTGCGATCATGAAAACAGATCAAGGCCCACCGACGCAGGCCGAGGTTGAGGCCATCTCGCGCGAGCTGACCGAGGCGCACCCGGGACGCTCTTCCACCACCGCCGACCTATGCCACCGCGCCGCTGTCATGATCGCGCGGCTCGAGCGGGCCTGGCTGGAGGCTCGCGACCACAAGGACGAAACGGGGAACTGATCTCCCCGTCCTGCCGTGACGCGGCAGCTGATGAGTCCAGTAGACCCAACCGCCGCATGGCGCGGCACATAGCAAGGACCAACGAACATGATGAAACGATTATTGCTTGCAAGCACGCTGCTGTTGCCTGTTGCGGCGCATGCGACCCCGCTGGACCAGGCGAACACGCTCGCCTTTATAAAGGAGGCAATGGCAACTTGTCTGGCGGGAATGAACAACAACAACGCTTATTGCAGTTGTTACGTCCTCGCCGCCGCCAACCGGAGCACGATGGAGGACGGCACATACTTCATCGCAAACGGAAAACTTCCGGCCGATTACGTCGAGCGCGTTGCCAAGCCATCAATAGCGGATTGCCTGAAGCCACCCGTATCCGACAAAAATTGGTGGCAAGTCTGGTAAACGGCGGGGCGGGCCGGCGGGATTGGCGTCCCGGCCGGCCCTATCCTTCCGCGGGCTAGGCTGCCGCGAGGACCGAAGCAGCCGGCCCGGCGGACGGAATGATTAAACATTAACAGAGGCCGCCGCTCTTGCGCCATATGGCGCTGTGCGCAATATTACCGGAACCGGGGCGGCCTTGGCGGGCGCCCGCAACAAGCGAGGACAGATCAATGAAGCGAATACTCTTTGCGATTGGCGTTAGCTTGCTGGCGGCCACTGCAGTCCAAGCACGCCAAATTAAAAGCGCCGGTGCTGGTGCCGGCGCTACGTGTGGAACGTGGCTTGCTGATCGGCAGAGCGGAAATTGGTACTCGTTGGGCAATTGGGCGCTGGGATTCCTGAGCGGTATGGCCGCGTCCACCGATGACCTCAATCCATTGGATGGTCTCGACAGCGATGCGGTGGCATATTGGCTTGATGGTCATTGCCAGGCGCATCCATTGCAGAATTTTCAGGACGTCCTGACCGATTTCGGATTCCTGCGCAAGTATCCTTGGCTTACAGCAAAAGAGCTGAAATGACCGACATCCACCACCCTGAAGGCGAGTTGAATATCCGCGAACAAATTGCGCGGATCGATCAAATGCTTGCCGACCATGACCGCAAGCGGCAGGAAATCAGCTACGCGCCGTGGGTGCTTCTGCTTCCGGTCGCGGTTGGTCTGCTAACCGCCGGTGCGGCCTTGTTCGCGGCCGGCGCGGCTTTTATGAAATTGTTTGACGGCTGACAGGACGAAAAATGACCGTCATGATGGCAAAACTCTACGCTGCATTGCGGGCCGGCGACGTGCCGGACGAGATCGCGCGCGCCGCTGCCGAAGAGGCCGCCGGCTATGAAAACCGGGCCGGCAGGATCGAAACCGATCTCACGGTCTTGAAATGGATGGTCGGCACCAACATGGCGATGACAAGCGCAATCCTGTTCAAGATGTTTGTTTGAAAGTGCCCAGAGGACCAAATGCCAGACATCAACCCAATTGACGCGCGCGAGCAGACCGTTCGCATCGACAAGATGCTGACGGAGATCCATCGCAACTTTGCCGAATCGGATCGCCGGCATCAGGAAATGCGCCATGCGCCGTGGCAAGTTGCATTCGCCAGCATGACCGCGGGCGCCGCGCTGTTGGCGGCCGGCTTCGCGCTCGGTGCCACGATTGTCAAGCTGTTTGGATGAACCATGATATGGAAGCCGCCCCCGGAATGGGCTTATGCTTTTGGCCGTGGCTGGCGATCTCGTCAGGTGTACGGTCAAATCCCACGGGAATTGACCGACGCCCGGGCCTTGGCCGCATTGGAAGCCCACGAGGCCGGCATGACGTATGCTCAGATTGCCAAGGAACTTGGTTGCCTATCCCCTGAGCGTGCCGGCCAACTCGTGCGTAGGGGCATACGAGTCCGGTTGAAAACCGCCGCCGTCGAATAGCTTGCTTTCTTCGCAGGAATGCCGGTATGTCCGGCTTCGCGCTCGGTGCCACGATTGTCAAGCTGTTTGGATGAGGTTATCCCAATGACAATACCGAGTGAGCCGGAATTTGAAGAGGATCTTTCAGATCGCCTGGCGGCCGAGATCGATGACCTGATGAAGGCCAACGCGCTGTTGCACGCGCTGATCGGCAACCGCGAGGCCGAGATCGAACGGCTGCGGATCGACTTGGCCACCTATAGCAAAGAAACAGAGGCGACCGAAAACCGCATTATCGATGCGGAGTTCAAAGCACAAGAGTTGAAGGCCGAGATCAGGCAGCTGTGGGCGGTGATCAAGGGCTTCGTAAAATACACCCTTGAGCAGAAATCCCCACCCTAGACTTACTTCTCCCGGCGCAGGAATGCCGGTATGTCCGGCAGCTCGAACGGAGCGACAGCCGCCTTGGAGGGCTTCGCGGCTGGCTCGGGTGGCAGTTGCGGCCTCGGCTTCTCGGCTGGCGCCATGGCCACCGGGGTGACCTGGGTGACCGGGATGTTGAGCGGATTGGGATTGCGAACCGGGCTCCCCCGCTTGTGCTGCGGTATGACTACCGGCGCCTCGGGGTTAAGTTCGTTATGCCGGCCGACCCAATTGCGGATCGTCTGCTTCGGTATCCCGAATTGATCCGCAAGCTCGGCCGGATGCTTCCCGGAGCGGACCAATTCCACGACTTGCCGCTTGAATGCCGGCCAGCCGATCTTCGGCCGCCGCACCTGCCGCACCCCCAGCTCGGCCCGTCTTTTCTCGTCGGCGGTCGGCGGCTTCTTGTGCCGGGCATCGCGGCAGAAGCCATGCACCTGCTCGCGGTAGCCGCCCGCCGTTATGCCGTGGATGCGGTGCGACGACCACCCGAGCTCGATCATGATCTTGGTCAGCCGCTGGTAGTGCTCGGACTTGCGCTTGCCCATCGGCACCTTGAGAATATCGAGCAACGACTGCGCCGTGATCCGTTCGATCCCGTCATGATCGACCACCCCCTTGGCCCGCTCGAGAACCGGCACCCAGACATCGGCGTTGCGGTTCTCCAGCCGCACCTTCTCGGAATTGAGCCGCTCCAGCCACGACAACGGGAAGTTCGGGACTAGGTCATCCCCTTGCTGTGCATCGCTCATGGCTCAGGTCCATCCTGCCGCCGATACCTGCCGCTCAACGGGCCGCTTGCGTGGCACCAGTCGGCGGGCATATTCTTGCACAAGGTTTCTATTCTGTGCCACCAAACACACATATTGCAAGCAATCAACCACATGCGAGTAGCCCTCGGCATCGAACTTCTCCGGGATTGCCCGCAAGCTCCCTTCCCGGTGGCGCTTGAAACGATAGCCGCCGCTCATGGCGCGGACCAGCATAGGGCAGCCGCGTCCGTTGATCACCAGCGATGGGCCGCCATTGGTTTGCCGCCCAAGCATGGTCTCCACAGCGCGCAACCGAGCGTCAATGTCGTTGGTGGGAGCCGGAAAAGCCGGCAAACCCATGCGCTTCAAGGCATCAAAGCTGGTTTCTTCCGCAATGGTTCCCTTGGCCACACCCGCCGGATCGCCAACAATCATTACCTTCGCGCCGGCGAACTTGTTGCTGAACAGTCGTGGCCGTATTTTTTCCTCGACCTGTTTTTCCAGGCCGATATTGATTGCCGGAATTTCCTCGTGAACCAGCAGCCGCCCCTGATGATCGACCTGGCAGACCAGGCTCCAAGGATTGCGTCCGAAGTCGATTCCTACAAGGAGGCTGTAACCTGGTATGCAAAAAGTATCGTCCACCACGTGGAAAGAAGTCCGGAACGTCGCCTTGAACACCGCCTCCCCGCTGGGGTCATCGGCATATTCGGCATAGACGTAGCGCCGAACCCAAGGGTGGTCGGAGCCGTAAAGCTCGAGGAACCGCTCGTAATACCTGCGCCCCTGCGCCAGCCGGTCGGGATGGTTGATCGGTAGCTTCGACGTCTCCTCGGTCTGCAGCAAATGATTTAGATTTTCCGCGTTGGGCGCCATCCCGGACGGTTGGCGGAAAATCTGAAAGTCCGCCGGCGGATCAACCATCAACTTGTGCCAATCTGTCAGAAGCTGCGGCATGTTGGTGTCAGCAATTATTCCATAGAAGGTCGGTGAACCTCGGTTGCCGGAAGGATAGCGCCCGATGCGTCCGGAGATTGGGGCAATCACATTAACATCGCACTCAATTGCTTCGCTGATCCAACACATCGTGAGCTGCATGCTGAGCAGTCGCGCCTGGTCTGCCGCATCTTCCAGCGGGATCAAAATCCACTCGCTCTTTACGTCGCCGAAGTCCAGGTAGAACGTGTTCTCGCTCACCTTAAATTCCCCAAGCCCCGCCAACCAGGTCACGCAATCCTTGAGTACAGTATCTTTGAGCTGTCGAAGCGTCTGTCTCACTATAGCGACGCGAGAATACCGACACCCGTCCGGGGCCTTGGCTTGCGCCATGCATCGGCGCAGCAGTTCTATGACGCAAGCGGTCGTCTTTCCACTGCCCACAGGGCCGGCGGCGATACGGCCGAAAGCGTTGGACTTCATGAACCGGGAGAGCGTCGGCGGCGCCGTGTAGGTCAGGCTCATTGCATCGTTCCGTGAAACTGGAAACCTGCTGGCACGAAGAAACACGTTGCCTGGTCCAGTACCCAGCCTTCCGGTACTGCGCGGCCTTCGCCGACGACCTCATATAGCGGAATGCCGCCGATGGCTTTGATGGCCTCTACCCGGCGCATTTCATACGCCAGAATTTCAGCAATCGCTTCGACAGTCAGGTCCAAGCTCATTCCTTGCCGATGCCGGGGAACTTGGCCTTCACCTTGGCCCGCACCCTGGCCTTCTGCGCGCTCGAGCCGTGCTTACTGACCATCGCCAAGGCTAGCCTGGCGTGATTTTTGTCGGGCACCGGATAGCTGCCGCTGCCCTTACCCTGCGGGCCTTCGCCCTTGCCAGGTAGCGCGAACGAGCTCGAGGGCAGTTTCTTCCGATCGCCTGCGGTCAACTTGGCCATCTAGTCCTCCTCCTGCCTCGGGGTTTTCCGCGGCCGCCCGGGCCCGCGCTTCACCACCACCTCGGCGGCAGGCTCGGCGGCAATCAGGTCGATGTCCTTGGGGCCCATCCTCTCGATCGGCTTGTCGTACTTCTCGACCACCGGCTTGCCCTCGCCGTCCTCGCCAAGATTTATGGTAATGACGAATCTTTCGTTGCTCTTGGCCTCCTTGGGGTCGCCCCCCAGCCCCGCATTGCGCGAAAACAGCTTGGCCACCTCGGTCGCCGCCGACAGCGACTCGTCGCTCATCATCCGCGCGCCCAGCCGCGGCAGCGCCTGCTCCAGATAAGCCGCGCTTGTCAGCTTGATCCGCTCGTTGGTGGACAGCGCCGAATTCCATTCCAGCGTGAACTGCTCGAACGCGCGCTTGTAGTACGGAAGTTTGGATATCTCGTAGAAATCCTCCGGACCAATGCCGTAGTCCGCGAAGATCACTTCCGCCTTGCGGATCGCCATCGCCATCTCCATGGCGAGCTTTGCAAGCGCAGTTTCGTCTAAATTTTGATCGGGCGGCTCAGTGGGCTCGGACATCCGCGCACCCTATAACATTTCCCGCCAATAGGGTAGCATGGCGCCCATGGCAACCAACCCACTCGGCCAGCAAGGCGTTCTAAGTGTCGTGCCGCCAGCGGCGCTTGAGGCTCACCTCCAGCAGCAACAACTTGCTCGCTCGCAGGCGGCAGCGCCACAACAAGAACCAGCGCCGCCGGCTTTAGCTGGTTGGGTACGTTCCCAATTCGAAATCTTCCGCAACCACCGCAATACCGCCGCCGGCTGGTCCAATCGCCTGCTCGAGGCGTTGCGCACCTTCAACGGCCAATATTCCCCAACCAAATTCCAGGAAGTGAAGAAGTTCGGCGGCTCGGAGGTCTACGCGCGTTTGTCCGCCCAGAAGTGCCGCGCCGCCTCCTCGCTCCTGCGCGATATTTATCTCGGCTCCGACCGCCCCTGGTCGATCCGCCCGCCGGCCGATCCCGACGTCCCGCCCGATATCGTCCAGAAGATCGATGCGCTCATGGCCCACGAGCAGCAGATGATCATGCAGACCATGGGCCAGGCCCCGTCCCCGCAGGACGTCCAGATGCGTCGCGCCGCCCTCATGGCGTCGGCCTCCGACGCCGCCAAGAAGAAAGCCGCCGACCAGGCCCAGATCGCCGAGGACAAGATCGAGGAGATCCTGCGCGAGGGTGGATTTTATCACGCCCTGGCCGAATTCATCGTGGATCTCCCCATCTTCCCGTTCGCCTGCATCAAAGGCCCCACCGTCCGGATCGCCCCCGAGGTCAAGTGGAACAACGGCCAGCCGTTGGTGCGCCAGATCCCGAAGATGGTCTGGAGCCGGATATCCCCCTTCGATATCTGGTTTACGCCGGGCGTGGCGGACATCGCCAACGCCAACGTCATCGAGAAATCACGCCTCACCCGCGCCGAGCTCAACGACCTCCTCGACCTGCCCGGCTTCGACCAGGACGAGGTCCGTGCTGTCCTCGACGAATACGGCCGCGGCGGCCTCTACGACAACTGGGACACCACCGACGCCGAACGCTCCGTCCTGGAAAGCCGCGAAAACCCGGCCTGGAACCGCTCCGGCCTCATCACCCAAATGGAATTCCACGGCAACATCCAGGGCCGCCTCCTGCAGGACTACGGCATGCCCGGCATCGCCGACGAATTGCGCGACTACCACGTCGACGCCTACGTCATCGGCAGCCACATCATCAAGGCCAACCTCTCCCCCTCGCCGCGAGCAAGACATTCCTATTACATAACCAGCTTCGAGAAGGTCCCCGGCACCCCCGTCGGCAACGGCCTCACCGACATGATCGCCGACCTGCAAGACGTCGCCAACGCCACACTGCGCTCGCTGGTCAACAATCTCTCCATTTCCTCCGGACCGATGGTGGTCATAAATGACGATCGCGTCCGGCCCGAGGATAATGTTGAGGAACTGTATCCTTGGAAGAGATTTCACGCGTCCTCCGACCCAGTTGGCAACAACTCGAAACCTCCCGTTGAATTTTTCCAACCGCAGAGCAATTCGCAAGACCTGCTGACCGTGTTCAGGGCCTTCGTCGATCTAGCGGACGACATCTCAGCAATCCCCAAATACATCGGCGGCCAGCCCGGTGGCGGCGCAGGACGCACCGCATCCGGTTTGGCCATGCTCATGAACAATGCGAGCAAAGTGCTTCAAACCGTTGCAGCGAACTTAGACCGCGAGCTGTTCGAGCCTGCGCTACAACAGCTTGTAGACTTGGTGTTGCTCAGTGATACGACCGGGCTTTTGACAGGCGAGGAAAATGTTTCGGTGCAAGGAGTGAGCGTCGCTATTCAGCGTGAAACCCAACGACAGCGTCAGGTTGAGTTTCTTCAAAGCACGGCGAATCCAATTGATATGGGGATCATCGGAATCAAGGGCCGTGGCGCGGTGCTTCGCAGCGTCGCTCAGACCATCGGGCTCGACGGCGACGAAATCGTACCGTCCGACGACGATCTCGAAAAACTCCAGCAACAGCAGCAAGGCGGCGGCGAGCAGCAGGCGCTCAGCCAAAAAGTGGAACAGGGGATCCAAAGTGGAGTGATGCTGGCAACGCAAAAAATAACAAGCGACTTGACCGCCGGACTCCTGGCCAGCCAGGCCGGCGTCCCGTCCGGCCAGCGCGGCATCCTTCCAGCCCTGACCGGTGGGGCGCCGTTGGGTCCTCTCGGCGCTTCCGGGTCTGGCGCTCCGGGCGGCGGCATGGACCAGATGGCGCGCCAAACGCAGGGCAACCAGCCATCACCATTGTCGCAAGGCAATACCATGCCGACTAGTCTGGTTGGGAATCAGCCCGCGCCTCCGGGCCCAGGAGCGCGACCGCCGGTGCCTGTAGGGGGGCCGCCAGGGTAGAGAACTCGTAAGCAACCATTCGATCTTAACCAGAGAGGAGTACGTCCCATGCCGTCCTATGAGGTTAAATCCCGCGTTACCCACGCTGCCACCGTCGAGACCATCGAGGCGCTGCACCGCGAGGATGCGGTTCATCAGGTCGTGGCCAACGCCACCGCTACTCCGGGCGACGAGATCGACGTTTTGACCGTCACCGAGCTTCCCGGCACCGCCGGCGGCGGCGAGGGCGTCACCGGCGCCACCGGCGGCGTGTTCGGTGTGGGTGAAACCAGGTCGACCAAGGCGCAACTCAACGACATGACCAAGGACGAACTGCTGAGCGTGGCTGCCAGCGAGGGTGCCGAGGTCAGTGAGCATTGGAACAAGGGCGACATCATCGACGCGATCGTCAAGCATCGCAAGCACGCGTGAAGCTGGGGTGGTCCGCGATCCTCAAGAACGAGGCAGCGATCATATCGCGCTGCCTCGACGGCATTCTGCCGCATGTCGACTACGGGCTCGTGGTCGACACCGGTTCGACCGACGGCACGCCTGATATCGTCAAGAAAGCGTTCGCCGACGCCGGCAAAACGGTCGAGATCGAACATACGGTGTTTCACGACTTCGCCCAGGCGCGCAACGAGGCGCTTGCCTTTGCGCGTGCGAGCCATCTGCCGTGGGACTACTTGGTCTTATCGGACGCCGACATGGCCCTGGTTGTCGACGATCCCGACTGGAAGCGGCAGCTCAACGGCGGTCTCGCTTACGACGTGCGGCAGGTTGCCGGAACACTGAACTACTGGAACCGGCGCATACTGAGCCGCAAGGCTACCGGTGACTATAAGTGCCCCACGCACGAATTTTTAGACGTGCCCACGGCGGGCAATATCGACGGCATCTGGTTCAAGGACCACGCCGACGGGCACAACAGGCCGGGGAAATTCGAGCGGGACATCAAGCTGCTCGAAGATATGCTGAAGACCGAGACGAATGAAGGTCTCATACAGCGCGCCCATTTTTATTTAGGCCAATCATATTTCGACGCTAAAAATTGGTCGAAGGCTGCGGAGCACTACAAGATCCGCGCCTCTCTCGGTGGCTTCGCCGAAGAACGCTGGAACGCGCAGCTGCATTACGCTCACGCGCTTGGCAATTTAGGACGGCATGCGGAGTTCCTTTGGGAGATGCTGCACGCCTATCAGATGCGTCCGTCGCGGGCCGAAGTGCTGTATGACGCAGCTAGGTTCTTCAGGGAGCGCGGCGAGAACCACTCGAGCCTGCTGTTCTCGGAAGCCGGCATGCAGATAAAGCGGCCCGACGACCAGCTGTTCGTCAACAACTTCGTCTACAAATCGGGCTGTCGGGAGGAGTTCTCGATCTGCGCCTACTACGCAGGCGGTAAAATCCGCGACCGCGGCGCGCAGGTCTGCAACGATCTGGCACTCGAGGGCAGCGAGCAGGCCATGAGCAATCTGTATTGGTACCTCAAACCGCTGGTGGACCATGTTCCTTCCGCTCGATCCGTCCGACTTCAACCCCAGATCGCCGAGGGCTACGCCGCGACCAATCCATCGATCATCAACCACCAAGGCAAGCCGATGGCGATCGTGCGCGCCGTCAACTACACGATCACGCCGGAGGGGGTGTATGCGATCCGGGGTAAGGATGGCACTTGCAGTCCTGATTGGTTTGTCAATCCTATCAATACCCGCAATTATCTGGTGCATCTATCCGATGATCTGGAGTTGACCGCAGTAAATGAACTGCCATTGCCGGAGAATTGGCCGGAACCGAAGTTTCATCCGGTGCGCGGCCTGGAGGATTGCCGGCTGTTCGAATGGCAGGGCGGCTTGTGGACGATCTCGAACGTGCGCGAACTGAACCCCGAGGGCTGGTGCGAGCAGGTCATGGTCCCGCTCAACGCGCGCGGCCAGCCTTGGACGCGGATTTTGCCCAAGGAACGCAAACACGAAAAGAATTGGATGCCGTTGGTCGACGGGGACAATTTGTATTTCATTTATCGGCTTGGGACGGCGCTCAA